GGGTTCTGTGATGCTATAGTTGTTAAAGTAGCATCAGCAGCTTGATACTTAGTAGTTAATGAAGTTCCACCCTCAACTAATACAGCAGCACATACGTTATTGGATGCATTTATATTAACAGAATTTACTGTGTTTGTAGTAGAGTTATATGTGAAATCAGCGTCTCCTGTAGTGGTAGTGGAGTTTACGCTTACTAATATTTGATCTGCGGTATTGGGGACAGATATACCTCCAGTTGGGGTTTCCCCTTCCCAAGTTGTTCCGTTATATGTAAAAACATCCCCAATAGAAGGCGGAAGGCTAGGACCATCCCGTAAATCCTCTAAACCTATTGTAACACCAAGTATTTGGTATTCTGTAGCTACAGATAACCCTCCAGACTGATAGGAGAAGGTAGCTTCACCTGTAGTGGTAGTTCCATTTGAATAAACTACGCTATTAACAACTGGAATGGTAGTAAGGCCAGTTCCGCCGTTAGCCACGGGTAAAGGTTGGTCAAAGTTTACTTGTATCTCATTTGTCCCGTTAGTGATTCCTATAAAGTTGCCCGTATTAAATGCGATGGACTTAAGGTTTAGAGTATCGCCACCAACTATCGACTGAATGATAGAAGTTCCAGAGCCAGTGGAACAAACATTCATTATACCAGTGAACGAACCCCCGAACACTGGGAGATTAAGGTAATTAGATGCACTAACAGTAGTAGCTGATAAAGAGTCGAATATCAGTGAGCTAGCTTCTGCTATACCCACTGGGATCATAATTCCATTGCGTTCATCCTTCTGAAGAACTAATGGGTATTGCCCTCTCTCAGTCATTTATTACTTACCTTTGAATGGTGGCTTAGACTTCTTCTTTGGAGCCTCTTCCTCTTCAGATTCCCCTTCATCATCATCGCTATCAATATTAATGTCAACATCCCCATCCTCCTCACCGGAGGCACCTTCCTCACCAACATCAATATCTACTTCACCTTCTTCGTCACCAAACTCTTCTCCACCTTCATCCCCTAAATCAAGATCACCCTTTAAGGTAGCAATCAAATCTTCAAGTTCAGCAAGGTTATCGATTAGATCATCCTTCTCAGTGAACTCAACTTCACCATCATCTAAGGCATCACCTTCTTCTTCGCCTTCCATTCCTTCCATACCCTCTTCTTCCCCGCCTAGACCTTCCATACCTTCTAAGCCTTCTTCTGGGGCACCTTCCATACCTTCTTCACCTTCCCCATCACCATCCATCTGAGCTTGCATAGCAGCTTCCTCAGGATCACCAGCTAGCATAGGATTCTCCTCCGTGTCCATATCAAGTTCGGAACCCTCTTCCCCTCCCATGCCAGCTAATTCACCACCGTCTGGTTCCATCTGACCGTCTTCCATACCTTCTTCGCCACCCATGCCACCTAAGGCATCTCCTATGGCTCCTTCCATACCACCACCGTCAGCGGCACCAGCTTGTATCATCTTTAGGACTTGGCCTATCTTGCCAAGATCATCTGCTACCTTGCTAAAGTTAAGGTAGTTTAGTAAGCTAGTCTCATTGATAGAAGTGCTGTATTCACACTCCTCAAATATGAGACTTAGCAAGTCAGTTACGTCGATTGACTCAACACCAGTCTTAGTCTTAATCATATCGGAGAACTCTAAAAGAGCCCTTCGCAGATTAGAGTTCTTGGGGCTTATTCTTGCGATAGCCTCAAAAATTAAAGTCTGAGTCTTGATTAGTGAATCGAACGTTGGAGTAGCAGTAAGGTTCTGGACGTTTACGCCATACTTCTCGTTTAGAACCTTAGTAATGTAAGTCTTTACTGGCTTCTTAAATTCGAATATCTTACCGACAAACTCCTTTATATCTTTATCAGTTACGCTGTTGTTAGTGGTTAGCAAATCCAAGTTGCCTTCCACAAGAGCGTTAAGTTGCTTCTTGGTAGCCATAGCAAAGTAAGGAATCTCTGTTACTATCTCTGCTATAAGCTGCATTACATTCTCATTAGATTCATAGATGAATGATGGAAGCTTCTGGATCTTATCGTTAGTGATCCAAATAGTGTCGAAGTTCTGCTTGCTTTCGAACAGTTCCTTTGATACAAGTTCCTGCTTGCACAAATGATCGTAGAGAGTGTGGTTAACAGTCTTTGGAATCTTGTATTCCCCAGACTCAGTTATCTCATCTAACGTTATGCGTGGGATATTGAACGACTTTGAGATAATAGATGACAGCTTAACTGTGCTTCTAACCTCAGGTCGAGATATGAAAGTATCGGATTCCTTCAATACCTTAACTAGCTCATTCTTGCACTCAATCAATCTTTGAAACTGGGGAGTATTGATAATGTTTAACGACTCATTGAATCTCTCGGACTTTTCTGCTAAACGCTTCTTAGTTCTATCAAAGTTTAACTTTGTCTCCCAAAGGTTTAGGATACCGTCGAAGCTGTTTTGGGCTGTATGCAAATCATTCTCTAGTATGTCAGCCATCAACAAGGTTATCTTCTTATTGATAAGCTTATTGCACAGCTTTGAATCCTCTAGGATATCAGCACCGTCAACAGCTAGATTTTGAATAGCAAGACCATTATCAGCTATATCACCCCTAACAATATAACCAGACTCAGTTAAGTAAGTGACCGACCCGTTATCCACGGAAAACAATTCGACGTTTTCCCGTAATGATCTAGCCAAGTAATCCCCTAGCTTCACTAGGTTAAGAAACGTCTTATTTCGCGACTCAAATATGTTTGTTAACATGCATTAAACCTTTATCTCAAAGTATCTAGGGACTTAATTACCCTCATTTTTATTTAATCTGGAATCTAGCTGCAATTCCTCGATTATTTTAATTGCTTCTTCCGACAATCCTTCATTAATCATTAAACTACGTAATTCAGCAAAATCTACCGATTCCATAGCCGTAGGGGGAGCGTTCTCCATCCCCTCTTGACCACCAGCTTCCATTGGGCCAGGACCAGCAGCCATAGGATCCATGCCAGGAGCACCCATTCCTGGGGCACCCATAGCACCCCCAGGAGGCATACCAGCAGCAATAGCCCCCATAACAGGATCAGAAGCCTGCTCCTCTAGCTTAGACTTAAGCTCACTAATCTCATCTTCGTTAAGCTGGTAGTAGTTCTTGTAGAGGTATTCTATTGGGAATATGCTTAAACCCTTAACAGCTTGGACTACCCTAGCTTTTTGTTCGTCGATATCAAGTTGACGCTTAGCCGACATATCAGAAGGCTCTGGCAATTTAATCTTTAGCTTGGATACTGGAAGAGATGGGTAGCCCTTAATTATCAAGTGTCTCTTGGCAATAGTCTCTAAACCTATCTGAATACATTGCTGCACTCTGAGTATAACTCTAGCAAACTTAACGTCTAATTGTGAGAGGTTGGCCTTTCTTTCTGGGCTTTGATCCTTCTCTACAATGTAATCTTTTGGCACCTTAAGGGTGGCTAGTAACTTATCTCGGAAGTATTTAACGTCATCAACCTCACCAAGATTCTCAGCACCCTTCAACGTATCAATCTTAGTGCCCGATCCCTTACCATTCACAGCTACGAAGAAGTCTTCATCCTGGGCAATCGGGTTAAACCTAGCATCAATCTCCCCAGTATGACGGTTAAAGTATTTCTCCTTCTTAAACTTAGCCTTTTGGGCTTCAAGATACATCTCAGCCTTTGAAGCTGGAAGAGCACCCACATCTACGTAGAATATACGTCTTTCAGGAGCACGGGCTAATCTATAGATTAACATAGCGTCCTCCATCATTTTCAAACTCTTGTAAACCGTTCTTGCCGCTGCCGCTATTCCCTTACCATAAGGGTAGTAAGATCTATCCGAGCTATGCAAGTTGAAATGCACAATTTGATTCTTATCTAATGGCATAACTAGACTGCTCTTCATGGAGTTAGCAGCACCTACTGGCATCATCTGGTTGTTATTCATTATTGGGATCTCTTGTAAGAAATCCGTTAATGTGCCATACTCATTCTCTATTCTGTAGATGTAGTTTGGATCTAGAATCTTTACCTTACGGATACCCCGCTTGATGTTGTTTAAGTCTACTACAAGTTCTATAAAGCAGTCACCATACTTAACTGTATTCCGAGTGATATCCCAGATAAAGCGGTCCATATTGATGGACTCAAATAGGTCTAATACTTCTTCCTTTACCATGGGATCATCAGTTTCGATTTCCCACCTGGACCCGTCTAGGTTAAACTGAGTGCTATCATCCGCATAAATATCAAATGCAGCAGCTACCTCAGGGTAATCATCCATATCCTCAAATTCTTGGTATCTTCGCTTCCGGTCTATCTCCTCTTCATTCAGAGGAACCATTACGTTATTATTTGAAGGGCTTACAACACCTAAAGGAGAGGTTCGAAGTAGCGTATCACCTTGCAGTGGGTGTGGGGTTGGGGGGATATTCTCATTACTAGCCGTAGGATCAGGCTTCTCCCTACCAGATAATGCTTGAGCAAAAAACTTACCTACTCTGCCTATTGGGTAATACCAGCTACCAAACCAGCTAGATAGTCCGTTCCTGCTAGCGTTAAATTGTGTGTATCCTTCGTCTAACTTAGTAACCATTTAAGATCTTCCTCTTCAATTACTCCACCTGGGGTTCTTATCATGTATTTAGTTTTGGATATAGGCAGCATAAACTTATTATCGTCGTTTGGCCTATCTTGGAGCATAGGAGTAGTCGATCTTATCTCATTAAATCCAAATACAGCGAGAGCTAATGACATAATTAAATCATCATGACAGTTATTATCTGCCTTATATCTACCCATCTCGTCAATAATAAATGTTAAAAGCTCGTCTACTGTTCTCCCTGAGTTAACTTTAATTTTGTTTAATCTTATACACTCATCTAACTGAACTAGCATTTGGCGTCTATTTGCGTCAGCCATCTGAACACCAATCTCATGCTTATCATCTAGGAAAAGGTTCTCATACATCTCAATTTCTTTAAGTTGATAGATTAAGTTGTGGCCTATTAAGTTTTTCTCGGGGATTATGTGGGCAGTGTTGTATTCCCGGCCAATCTGTGCTAGAATGTTCGCGAACTCATTAATAGGAGTCTTGGATGACTTAAACTCAGCCACTTGCTCCCCTGAGTAAAGGTCTAGGACTTGTGCCACTGAGCTATCGAGCCCTCGCCCTATGGAAGTATCAACCCCAATAACGTAGTCTCTGCTGGGACTAGGGTGCTGCCAAATTCTCATCCTATTATTGTATCGGGTAGTATATTCGTTGTTTATTTGCTCTTTGAGTTGCTTAAGAATCTCACCGTCAATAAACGTGTCGCCAGTTCCAAGGAACTCAGCTTCATATTCCTGCAACCACTCCTTGTAAGCAATACCACCACGAGTTGTCTCCTCCCACTTGTCAATATCAATTGGGGGATCAAGCTTCTTAAGAGTCTCATACATCTTCTCGTAACCAGCATGTCTAAAGTATTGAGGGTGCTCCTTCCAATGAATATCAATTGCTTTGAATGATGTTAGACCCTCAACAGCATTCGTATACTGCTTGTGGAACCAGTTACCATAGCCGTTAACTGTGGATAGCGCAATAACTGAACCACCAGTGGAAATGATCGGGAACGCAGCAGCCCAAATAGTATCGATATTCTCAATGAATGCCGCTTCGTCGAGAATTAGCAAGGAGCCAGCTACGGATCTACCTGATTGCTTAGATGAAGACTTAGACTTAACTTCTGAACCATTCTTAAACTTCAAAGCGTGAGCGGAGTCTTTAATTAGGCTTGGCCGTAACCACTCAGGAAGTTCATCATAAGCTGTTCTAATTCTGGATAACACTTCCATGGAAGCGTCATCATCCTTCGACAAAATTACAACTTTGAAGTGTTTTGTGAAAATGCACTTCCATAATGAATACGCAGCCACTAGAGTAGTGCATCCAGCCTGCCTAAACTTACGCAGTATGGAGAATCTGTTAGCTTTAAATTCGGTTATCAGCCTCTTTTGGAAAGGGTAAAGCTCAAAGTTTACTAAACCAAATATGGGGTGGACTACCTTGATGTAGTTAGAAATAAAGTAAACTGGATCTTTGCTACATCTTTCGAATTCTTTTCTAATCTGATTTAAATCCATCTATTATCTCTCATGATTTATCCTATCATATGTAGCCGCACTGATCGGCCCCCACTTAACTTTAACAAACTGCTAGATTACTTTGGAAACCCTTACCAAACTAGGGTAATGTATGACCAACTTGGGATATTCCAAGGTTATGATAGTGCCGTTAATAGCTTAAATCTTAAAGCAGACGATATAGTTATACTTTGCCACGACGATATTCAGATCCTGCAAAATCGTTCGGATTTCCATGAGATATTGCAATCAGCATTAGATAAGCCTTTAACAGGATTCGTAGGAGTAGCTGGAACTACCGAATTAGGAACTAATGCGATGTGGTGGGATCCTAATCGTAGGGCGCAAGGTAAGCATTCTGGATTCGTATTCCAAGGCCAGGATTACTACTCCATGACTCCAAACTACTTTGGACCTCATCGTAACTGCGTGGTATTAGATGGCTTATTCCTAGCCGCTAAGTATTCCACTATCCAACTTATTGGTGGATTAGCTAAACCTGCTCAGTTCCCAAACGGATGGGATTATTACGATCTTTATTACACGCTAACGGCTTATGAAAAAGGTCTTGAAAATCGCACGATACCCCTTATTATGACACACTACTCTGACGGTATGATGCGCCCAACGTGGGACCAAAACCGTAAAGAGTTCCTTAAGATGTTCAGACTACCAGTGAGTTGTAAATGATACCATACCTTCTAACTTTTGCGCTAACCTGTTATGGTGGTGCTACTATTATCGCCCAATCGAAGATATTTAAGCCCGTTAGAACTTGGGTTAAGTATAGACGCTATTCAGATGGTTATAAAACTGAGAGGGCTAACCCTTTAGCTATTTTGTTATCCACTCTGCTACATTGCCCACTATGTGTTGGGTTCTGGATTGGACTACTTCTTGGATGTATGGGATTAGGTCCATGGGAGTTTCTGTCCCTTGAAGACAATTTCGTTACAAAGATTTTCGACGGTTTCGCTGGATCTGCGATCACCTGGATCCTATACTTGATGCTCGCTGACCGTATGGAAAGCCGCTAACACCCTTGAGCACAGTGGGCACAGCGACGTAGACCGAATCGAATTTTTACTAGCATAAGTTACCTCTAAAGGTATCTAGCCACCATGAGCGATTTCAAAGTTTCAGTTGAGCAGATTTCTGAGATTGTTCCTATTCCTGAAAAGGATCGGATCGTCTTAGCAACCGTTAAAGGTTGGAGGTGCATTGTTAAGAAGGATGAGTTTAAGGTGGGGGACTATGGTTTATTCTTCCCACCAGATTCCCTTCTTCCTGCTAACGACGATAGATTCGACTTCATGCTCTCCAAGGCTTTCCGGGTTAAGACTATTAAACTCGGCGCAGCGTATAGCCAAGGATTATTGCTTCCCCTAAAGCTGTTCCCAGAGGTTACAGAGCCTTTTTATGATAACTATGCTGAAAAGCTTAACGTCGTCAAGTATATCCGCCCAGCGGAATCTAATCTTACCTTAGCTGGGGATCAGAAAGGCCCATTCCCTGCTGGATACCGTAAGACGGATCAAGAGCGCATTCAAAACCTTGCAAACATCATACCGGATCTTAATTCTGTCGGGTCTTATGAGATTACTGAAAAGCTTGATGGCACTAGCATTACGGTGATTATTGAACCAGGAAGCGATATCCGAGTTTGTTCCCGTAACTTTGAGCTTAAGGAAACTGAAGGTAACATTTACTGGAATGTGGCTCGGCAATGGTTCCCAGTAGAAGGCAATAAAATAAAAGAGATTCTACATAAGCTTTATCCGAAAGGTTGTGCAATTCAAGCAGAAATTATTGGGCCTGGAGTCCAAGGAAATGCGTATAAGCTTGAGAAACCTACTGGATTTGTGTTTGATATTTGGGATGCAGGAAATCAATGGTATTGCCCATCAGTTGCTAAACGAATGCTTTGGGCGGAAAGCGATGAAGTTATTAAGTATGTTCCAACCTACTCATATTGCAGTAACCCAAATGGATGCCAAACTTTGGATGACTTCTTGAATCTCTCAATCAAACTTTGTAAGAAGTCTAGCGTCTATCCAGGAACTAAGGCCGAAGGGTTGGTATTTAAGTCCTTAGAAAAAACCCAGAAAGATTTTGGGAACAAGTCGGCAATGTGGAGTAGAGGTGATATCGTCAGCTTCAAGGTAATTAACAACGAATGGTTGCTAGAAAATGAGTAAGACACATAAGACAATTTTTTCGGACATCGACGGTTGCATCCTATTTCAAGGAGAGCACTTTCTCGATGTCTATAACGACAAGCAATACCACAACCCTAAGTTTCTACCAGGGAGCAAGGAAAAGCTGCTTGAGTGGTGGACGAAGGGGTATAGGATCGTATTGACCACCGGAAGGCCGGAATACGAGCACGACCGTCTGGCTGAGATGCTTTCGACGAATGGCGTATACTTCCACAAGCTTGTGATGGATTGTGGAAGCGGTATTCGTGTTCTTATCAACGACATCCCACCAGATGGCTTGATTAAGGCTGTAGCGGTTAACATTAATCGTGACACTGGTTTTGAGACGATAGGGGAGGAGATCTAATGTATTTATTCCTAGGTGTATTATGCACCTCAGTAGCAGTTCTACTAGTTTACGATTATTTCAGAACATACAGACTTATGAAGTTCGTGAACCAGGAATTCTTGCGCCTGGAGATAAAAATAGAGCAGTTGGACCTTGAATCCAAGAAAAAGATCTCTACACTGGTGTCTGACCTCCAACGGTCGATCTACCTGTCCAGCGCATTCCACACAAACAACTAACCCATGAACATGAACTTCCCATCGGATATCCTATTTGATACACTATCCCTAACTCAAATACTTACTGAGTATAGGAAGAACTCGGTTCTCCTATATTCTTACCCAGTTTCGGAGCTTATGGACCTGTATAACAGATACGGAAACTTCGATCATCAATCAGGGTGCTTTTGGGTGTCCAACGAAAGGGTTGAATTGTTCATTGGTGACATTAAAGACCGGAACTTGCTTGACTTAGTTGACGCTGGGTATATCAATTTGATCTGGTGTGAGAATACGAAAGAGATTAGTGTAGCCACTAACCCTTCTTATAATAACAATAAGAGCTAACCCATGAAGTCCTCCCTCAATAGAACGCTTGACGGTCTAGAGGCTAGGCTGGACGAAGTGGTGGACTTCTTCATCTTGAATGACCAAGGCTCTGACACGGCTAGCGTTAAGGTGTCCTTGTTAGAATGTATTCAAAGACTAAGATCCCCAATGCCATCAACGTTTGCGAAACACAATCGCAACTGTATAATCGTTAGTGATGGTTGGACAAGAATTACCTTAACCATTAAACACTTCTTATCCACGGTTGAATTGTCTTGCGATTGGTGGGATAAGAATGTAATCACTTACAACGTAACTATGTTCAAAGATGACCTTTGGATGGATACGGAACTAAACGCAGAGGAATTAGAAATCATGAAAGACGCAGCTAACGAGAAAGTAATACCATTTTGAGAACAGGAGTATCATGAAATTCAAAATCACATTAAAGGACCCTGACGGGTTTTCGGAAGCACTAAGCCTTTGCGCTGATTTAACTTTAGGCTCAGCAAAATTATCTTCAAAAGTTAATAAGGCAGCAA